TACTTCGCCTCGATCGGCGAGGCCGAGGATCTGGCGGCGGACGGCGACGCGCTGACGCCCGCCACCCTGACCGAGTCGAGCGAGACCTCGACCGTTGCCCACTCGGGCAAGGCGTTCGAGATCACGCGCTGGGCGCAGAGCGGCACGGGTGACCCCTACGCCGAGGGTTCGCGCCAGATTCTGGTCGCGCTCAAGCGGCGCCTGGACAAGGCCCTCATCGACGCGGCCAAGAGCGCCACCGGCTGGGGTTCGTACACCTACGACCGCAGCGCCATCGGCGACGGCAAGATCACCTACGACTCGCTCACCGAGACGCTCGCGCTGTTCGGTGACGAGACCGGGGACCTCGCGGCCCTTGCGCTGCACAGCAAGGTCTACAAGGACCTTCTGCAGATCAAGGACACCACGGGCCGGCCTCTGTGGGTCGACACCTCGGGCGTGGGCCTGCCGAAGCTGACGGCCCTCGGCATCCCCATCATCGTGAGCGATCGGCTCGCGGCTGTCGCGACCGTCTACCCCGGGCTGCTCCTGAAGAAGGGTGCCCTGGCTGCGTGGATCGACGACGCGGCGCTCGAGGTGCTCACCGACGTGGACGTGCTGACCAACGCGGACATCGCGGCGGTGCACATGTACTACGTGGTCCACCGCTACCTGCGATACGACGGGCTCAGCAAGCCCGGCGTGGCGATCCTCAAGACGAAGTGAGGAGTCGCCATGGGAGTCGGACCGATCAGGCTTCATCGCAAGCAGGCGCAGCAGAAGCGCGCGGCGGCCAAGACACGGGCTGAGATCGAAGCCGCTGCCGCGGAGCAGGCGCCCACCAGGGAGGCCGACAAGGCCCAGAGCGCGCAGCAGGATCAGCGGCGCAAGCACTGATCCATGACCGCCACGATCAAGTCGCACCGCAGGTATTGCCTGCTCAAGCGCAGGTACAACCTGCTGTGCGGCGAAGAAGGGCTCGCGGCGGTATGGCGCGCAAAGCAGGAGGCAGTGCCCTCAACGGCATTGCCTCCTACCTTCCCGGCGCTCTCCACGCTGGCAGCGTCCGGGTACACGACGAAGGCAGACATCGACGGGGCTGACCAAGACGAGCTCGTCGGCGTCGGACTCACGATCAGCGAGGCGGTGGCGGCGCTGGCCGCCCTCGCCCTGCTCTGAGGACATCATGGGATACAAAATGGAAAATGGTCGCTGGGCCGACACCGACGACCTGACTCTCGCTGACGCTCTGGCCGTGTCTGGGGACACGGACGGCGACAGCGTCGAGCTCGGGGACTGCGGCGTTGCCCGGCTCACTCTCACCGTGGCGGCGATCGGCGCTGGAACCACACTCACCGTCTACATCGAGACCTCCGCGGACGATACGACGTTCCGCGCTGTCTCGAACTTCACCGCAATCGCTGCACCCGGGGCCGAGATCCTCTCGTTCTCCGGCCTCGATCGCTTCGTGCGCGCCCGCTATTCGTTCGCGGGCGGAACCACCACCGCAACCGTGAGCATCAGCGGCGAAGCCGTCTGATCCAAGGGAGACACTCCGATGACTTCACCGTACGGACATCCGCAAGCCAACTCCGCTGAGAACCCGCCCACCTACACGGTACGGGCCAGCTACACCGCCGACGTTGCTGACCTCACGGCCGCAACGACCACGTGCGACACCGCCGTCACGCTCGTCGAGAACGACCTCGTGCTGCTCACCGAGCAGAGCACGGCCGCCGAGAATGGCATCTACCAGGTCGGCGTCGTCGCCTCTGGCGTGGCCCCGCTGACCCGGTACGAGAAGTGCCGCAGCGCCGCCGGCCTGCCTCCGGGCTCGACCATCTTCGTCTCCGAGGGCACGGCTCGCGGCAACACGCGCTACGTGCTGACCACGAACGCTCCGATCACGCTCGACACCACGTCGCTCACGTTCGGATGCCTCGACTCGATCATCCACGTCGGCGCGCATGCGCTGGTGCTGACCACGACGGGCGCCACCGGCGTCACGCTGCCCACCACGGGCACGCTCGCCACGCTCGGCGGAACCGAGACGCTGGTCGGCAAGACGCTGACCACGCCCACGATCGGCGACATGACCAACGCCGGCCACACCCACGCGAACGCGGCGGGCGGCGGGCAGATCACCGACGCGGCCCTGAGCGCGGCTGTGACGGCCGCCAAGGGCGGGACCGGCCAGGCCGGCGGCTACACCATCGGCGACATGGTGTACGCCTCGGCTGCCGCGACGCTCTCGAAGCTCAACATCGGCACCGCGATGCAGATCCTGCGCACGAACGCCGGCGCGACCGCTCCCGAGTGGGGCGGCGTCGACATCGGCCAGCTTCCCACCATCACGGCGGCCATCGGCGGCACGGGCCAGGCGGGCGGGTACGCCGTGGGCGATCTGCTCTACGCATCCGCTGCGGCCACGCTGAGCAAGCTGGCGATCGGAACCGCGAACCAGATCGTCAAGGTCAACGCGGGCGCGACGGCGCCCGAGTACGCGACCGTCAGTGGGACTGCCGACCACGTCACCGTGACCCCTGGCGTCGGGACTCTGGCGTTCGACGTGGGCGCGCACGTGGTCCAGCTCGCGGACGTGCAGACGCTGACCAACAAGCGCATCGTGTGCAAGCCGTACACGGTCGCGTTCGTGGGCGGCGCCGACACGATGGCGATTGCCGACGGCAACTACGGCTGGATCGACACCGTCACGCAGAACAGCACGCTGACGATCGACAACGCGGGTGCCGTGCTGGGCGACATCATCGAGGTCAACCGCGACGACTCGGACGCGTTCACGGTCGCGGTCACGGACGGCGTCACCACGTGGATCACGATGACGGCCAGCAAGTTCGCCGGCATCACGCTGCGGTTCAACGGAACCAGCTGGATCCCGGTGGGCGTCTACCAGCAGGCGTAAGCCCGCCCGGCCTGATCCATGACTGCCTACAACGAGACAGCCGTCACGCTTGCGGCCTCTGCGGCGCGCGGCACGAGCGGGACCGGCACTGCGGTGGACCTCGGTGTCTGCACCATGGCCCGCCTCGTGCTCGCGTGCTCGGCTGTCTCGGGGACCGGCTCTCCTACGCTGACCGTCACGGTCCAGACGAGCCCGGATCAGCTCGCATGGACGACGGCCACCGCGTTCACCGCCCGCACCACCGTGGGCACCCAGGAGATCAACGTCGCTGGGTGCTCGCGGTACGTGCGAGCCATCTGGACCATCGCCGGCACGGGCCCGAGTTTCACGTTCGGGGTCTCGGGCTCGGCATTCGTGGTCTACTGCAGCCCGACTGACCTGTACGGGCTGGCGATCCCACAGCGCGCCCTGGCCGACATCACGGCCGACACGATGGCGCGGGCCATCAAGAGCGCCAGCGAGGATTTGGATGGGCGGTTCAACCGTCGCTACACGTTCCCGCTGGTCTCCTGGTCGACGGAGCTGACGCAGCATGCGGCTGAGCTGGCTGCGTTCACGTGCCTGACCACGCGGGGCACGTCGCTCGACGGGCAGGACTGGGACGTTCTGAAGGACATCCGAGACTCGGCGCGCAGCTGGGCCAAGGGTGTCGGAAACAAGAGCATCGACCCGCCCGGGATCGTGGACTCGACCGCAACGGTCGATGAGGCCGGGCCGGTCATGTACACGAACACGAAGCGAGGCTGGGGCACGTGAGCGGCGTCGAGGGGATCGAAGGCTTCGACGTTCTGATCAAAGGGTTCAACCGCGTCGCCGAAAGCGGGATGAAGCTGGTCTCGCAGTCGCTCGCGGAGGAACAGGTCGACCTCATCAAGGAAGGGTTCAAGAACGGAACCGCACCAGACGGAAGCGCCTGGGCAGCCCTCTCGGAACTCAGCCGCAACGGCGACGGCGGTACGCCGCTCAACGATACGGGCAAGCACCTCAAGAATGCAACCCACATCGCGGCCGTGAGCCCGAGCTGCTATCGGGTAGTCATCGGGTTCCAGCACGCGAGCGTGCACCAGCGGGGTGCCGTCATCGTTGCGAAAGGCGCGCGCGCACTGTGCTGGCCGTGCATTCACTATCGCGGCAAGCAGGGCAAGCAGCGCAGGGAATACACTCACGCGTTCGCCCGGAAGGTGACGATCCCCGCGCGCCCCATGGTGCCAGAGGGAGCATTGCCTAGTCGCTGGCTCAGGAGCCTCCAGGAAGCATTCGACGACACGATGGACGTCCTGTTGGGGCACGGCAAATGACTCTCCCTTCCGGAATCCCCACGCTCCTGCTCGAAGCCAGCCAAGGGCTCGACACCCTCGGAATCGTCGTCAAGTTCGGGCGCAAGCATCTGAAGGACAACGACTCGCCCCCCGTGGTGATCTGGTACCCGACGCGGGACCAGGTCACGCCCGCACAGCCGCTGTCGACTGACACGTATCGGTCGATCCGAACCCGCAATGCGGGATTCAACGCGTTCATCTGGGGCAAGAGCTACGACCAGTCGGTCGCCATCGCCAAGGCGGTGATCCGGCTCGTCTGGACCTACAACCTGGCGAGCGCCGACTTCGGAGACATCGAGTGGAACGTCAAGGCGGACGACGCCTGGACGGTCGACGGGCACGGTTGCCTGCTGCCCGTGACGTTCCGCCAGCCGATCACCTCCCAGGTCGTGGCGATCCCCACCACCGAGACGGCGCTCGAATCGAACCCGACGCCCGAGGACATCGTCACAACGGTCGCCGCAACACCGGGCGACCACGAAGCAACGCTTGACGTTCATCTCGCCAAGTACACGAAGCCAACACCGCCATAGGAGGCGACCCGTGGACAACAAAGAGACGAAGGCGGCGCCGCCTGCGGCGACCGCGACGGAGAAGTCTGTCCAGTCCGAGGAGCGCAAGACGCTCGAGGCCTGGGCGGCAGAGCAACCGATCGGCCCGTACAAGCCGGGCAAACCCCTCAAGGCCGGCGAGCGCGAGACGCGCGAGGCCGAGAACCACAGGTGCCATTTGGCCGGGCTGCGGATCATCGCGCTCCGCAGGTTCGGGGCATTCGAGGGCGCCGAGATGACGCTCAAGCAGTTCCGCGAGGTCTGCAAGGAACTCACCGGCCACCCCATCGGCTACCAGCAGCACGGCGTGATGCCGGCGAAGGCGGTGTGACATGACCCTCCCCTCACGATCCCTCACGGTCAAGAGCGGCGGCAACGGCGTCGCCCAGGGTGGCGACAACGTCCACGCTCTGATCGGAACCTGCACGCTGGGCACTGTCGGCGTGGGATACACTTTCACCGACCCGGGCCAGATTGCAGCGGTCCTGGGCTACGGCAACCTGGCTGACGCGGCCAGCTACGAGCTGGAGAACGGCGCCGGCTCGATCATCTGCTATCGCGCCCTGGACAGCGTTGCTGGCGTCATCACGACCGCGACCCCCTATGTCTCCACCGGAGACACCGGCACGTGCGTGGCGAGCGGTGCGCCCAACAACCGCTACATGGTGACGGTCGAGATCACGACCACGGGCACGCTCGGGACCGCGGCGTTCAAGTACGCGCTCGACGACGGGCCCGATGAGGACACCGTGAATTGGTCGCTTCCGGTCCAGGTGCCGGGAGGCGGGACCTACACGATCCCCAACACGGGCATCATCCTCACGTTCGCGGCCGGCGCCGGTCCGACGTTCTTCACCGCGGGCAACAAGTTCCACTTCAACACCACCGCTCCCGCGTTCCAGAGCGCCGACCTGACCACGGCCATGGACGCGCTCGCGCTCGGCGGCTCCTACTGGCGATACCTGCACATCGTGGGCGAGATCACGGCCGGGCTGGCCGCGACGATCGACACCAAGATGGAGTCCTTCGCCACGTCGCACAAGTACCGGCGTTGCTACTGCGAAGCCGCCGACATGGATCCGATCAGCGCCGTTACCAAGGGCGGCACCGCGCCTCCCGACGTCACGGTCTCGGGCATCCCGTACAGCAGCTGGAACGTCAAGATCAAGACGACCCTCATCGGCGCGCTCGGCGTCGCGAAGTTCCAGTATTCGCTGGACGGCGGCAACACCTACAACGGGACCGACATCCTGGTCACGGCCGTCACGGGCATCAACCCGATCGGCGTGCTCGGGCTCACGTTCACGTTCGGTGGTGCGATCGGCAACATCGACAACACCTGGACGTTCAACACCTGGGACAAGAACGACGCGGTCTGGATGGCGGCCCTCATCGCGGCCTATGCGGCATTCGCCAGCGCGAAGGGCCGCGTCATCGTGGGGGCCGGCTTCATGGAGGTTGGACTCCCGTCGGGCGCAAGCGTGCGCAGGCCCATCATGTGGGGAGCAAGCGCGCTCCGCTCCAAGATCGGCATCGAGGTCGACCTGGGCCAGATCGAGGACGCCGGCCCGATCGCTGGCTGCGCCTCCCTGTCCCACGATGAGGACAAGGTCCCGGGCCTCGACACGGCGCGCTTCATGACGGCGCGCACCTGGGAAGGCATTGCGGGCTACTACTTCACCCAGGGCTGCACGATGGCGGCTGGCGGGTCGGACTTCGACCTTGACCAGTATGGGCTTGTCATGGACGCCGGCTGCGAGGCAGTCGACGCCACGCTGGCCCTGCTGTGCAACAAGCACATCCGCGTCTACAACGACCCCGCGAACCCGCTGAACGGCTGCATCGACGAGCGGGACGCGCTCGGCTTCGACCGCAAGATCCTGACCGCGCTCGAAGACGCGACCGTGAACCTGGGGCGCGCTTCGGACTGCACCGTAAGGGTGCACCGCAACGACAACGTCCTGTCTACGAGGCAGATCCTCGTGGACTTCGAGATCGTCGGGCTGGGCTACGTCAAGACGTGGACCGGCACGATTGGCTACAAGAACCCCAAGATTTCGGGGTGAAGGTGAGGCATTCCGATGGCTGATCAACCGACCATCAACGGACTCGACTACGACTTCGCCACCGTCGAGCTCAAGCTCGCGGGCGCGGGGTATCTGCGCGTCAAGGACTTCAGCTTCGATGACGACCTGGAGCCCGGCCTCGGCTACGGCACCAGCCCCGAGTACGTCGCCGAGACGATCGGGCAGTACAAGGCGACCGGCTCGATCACGCTGTACCTCGAAGCCGCCAAGCTGTTCCGCGACACGCTCGGAGACGGCTATGGCACAGTCCACTTCGACATCGTTGCGAACTTCGCCCCGCCCGGCAAGGCCGTGCTGACCATCACGGCCACCGGCTGTCGCGTCAAGAAGGTCGGGGACTCCGGCACGGCCGGCTCCGACCCGCAGACCGAAAAGTTCGACCTACACATCCGCCGCATTCTTCGCGACGGCAAGTGTCTCGTTCCGACGCTCTCCTGAGCGCCGCCACACGGCTGGGCGCACCGGCTCCGCGCTGAGGCGGGTCCGGGCGCCTGGCCCCTGCCGAAAACATGAGGCTGAGCATGATTCCTCCCGTATCCCAAGAACAGATCGAAGAGCTCGAAGCGAAGCACGGCGGCAAGCTGTACGCCTGCGACACGCCGCAGGGGATCGTGTATTTCCACCGACCCCCCAAGGGCGAGTTCCAGCGCGCGGCGCAGGTCGCGGCCAACAAGGACGCCAGCCTCGCACAGAAGGTCAACGCGCAGGAGCTTCTGTGCGCTTCGTGCGTCGTGCACCCCACTGCGGCCATGCTCCGCGAGTTGTTCGATGAGTTCTACGCGTTCAGCGGCCCGATCGCAGAGTCGATCTCGCTCGTAGCGAAAGGGGATGAGGCGGCGCGCGTGGGAAAATCCAAGAGCGCTTCTACCTCGCCCGAAAGAACGCATGGGTAGCGGCCCAGTGTCTGCTGGCGTTCCGCCGTGCGCCTCCGTGCGTGCACGGGCCGGACGATCCAACCGACTACACGCCAGCGGACTACACCGACGACGAGCTGATCGGCGGGCTGTTGGAGGCCGAGAAGATCAACCTGCTCCGACTGCTCGCCTCTGCATGGGGCGCTAAACTGCCATGAGCGAAGTCAGCCTTACCGCACGACTCACCGACCAGGTCTCGGGACCTGCGAAGGCGGGGGCTGCTGCGCTCAAGGAAGAGGCCGCTGCCGCCAAGGCGCTCTCACAGGGGCTGGCGGCGGCGGGCGGTGGGGGCAGAGCGCGTGACAGCTTGGGCCGGTTCGTCGGCGGCGCTTCGCCTGGCTTGGCCGACGCTGGCGCCAAACTCAAGGGCTTTCAGACTCTCGCCAAGGGCATGTCCGAGATCCCCCTGTTCGGCCGGCTCATCGGCGACTCGGAGAAGTTCGGCGGCACGCTCGCCAAGATGTTCGGAGGCAGCAAAGCGGGCGGCATGCTCAGCGGCCTCGGCACCATGTTCGAGGGCGTGAGCACCAAGCTGGAGGGCATGGGCATCGATCCGAAGGCCGCCATGGGAGCCCTGGCCGGGGGCGCAGCAGCTGCAGCCGCAGCCGTCGTGGCCGTTGGGGTCGCGATCGGCATGGTGGTCTTCAAGCTGGGCGAGCTCGCTGCCAAGGGCGCGATGGCGTTCGCCAAGATGACGGTGGAGTCGGGGATGTTCCGCGAGAACACCCTGATCTCGCTCACGACCATGCTCAAGAGCCAGGAGGCCGCCGACCGCGTCTACGCCAGCGCGATCAAGGTGGCGCGCGAGACGCCGCTCGAAACCCAACAGGTGATCGACGCCTACACGAAGATGCTGGCGGGCGGGTTCAAGGAAGCAGACCTCGAGCCCATGATGCGCGGCATCTCGGACTTCACCTCGGCGCTCGGGCCCGAGAAGCTCGACCAGGTCGTGCGCGCGTTCTCGCGCATCAAGACGGAAGGCAGACTCGGCGGCGAGGCAGTGCAGCAGCTCGCCGACGCGGGCCTGCCGATCCAAGACCTGATGAAGAAGCTCGGCGTCAAGAACATGCAGGACATGTACGGCATGGACGGGGCGAAGGCTCTGGCCGCCATCATGGAGACCATCAACGAGCGCTTCGGCGGCCTGTCGTCGGC